CAATCCGTTGCTTAGGCTGCGCCAGGCGAGCCAAAGATGCCACGCGGGTCGCTGAAGCCGAAGCTGTAGCGCTCGCGAGCCTTGTAGCGCACGTTGCCGGTGTCGAAGTCGCCTTCGAACGCGGTTTTCAACGAAACGCGCTCAAACATCTTCATGCCGTTGGGAGCGTCGGTCTTGATGAACCATGCGTCCGGATCGGTCAGGAAGTGGTTGACCACGTAACCCTGGGGAACCATGCCCATGTTGCGGACAGCGTTGATGTCGTTGTCAGCAGTGCCAACACGCAGAGTGGACTTCAGGATACGGTCGCCCGTGAACTGCAGTTCCTTCGGCAGAATCAGCTTCAGGCCCTGGACAGCGATCTTCAGGCCACGTTCATCGGTGAACGCGGCGATGTCGATCAGCGCCTGCTCCAGAGAGGTCTCGGACAGGTCAGCGGCCGTAGCCAGGGTGTTGGACAGGTTGGGACCAGTCAGGGTGGGGTGGTTGGTTGCGCACAGAGCAACACCGTCGCCACCAATAGAGGTGGTGAAGGCGCCGTTCAGCACAGCCGCAGCCTTAATCTGCTTGGTTTGGGCCATCGAGCGGGCCAGGGCCTTGGTGTAGCGGGCTGACAGACGGTCGTAGAGGTTGTCCTCCACGGCTTCTTCGGTCAGCGAGAACGCCAAAGCAATGGTCTCGTGGGTGTAACGAGCGGTGTACACCTCTTGCGCCTGGTCGTAGCCGACGCCAGCGCCTTCGGTTTTCACCGGAGCTTCTGCAAAGCCCGACTCCATCACTTCCTCTTCGAATGCACGATCAGAAGTTTCGACGGAATAGATTTGCAGGTGCTCGTTCTCGTAGTTTTTGTACTCAAGACCGAACAGAGCATTGAGACCAGGCTCAAGCTCTTTCACCAGTTGTGCACGTGAAATAGCCATGGTTGATCTCCTTAGGTGCTAAAGCCCGGCGTGCCAGTGCTGCCGTACATGTGCTCATTGATCATCACAACGAGAACGGCGTATTGGCCCATCTCATTGCCCGGTACGTTCCACAGGCCAACGGCCTTCAGGTTGGCAGTTGCTGCCTCAGTGAAGGTGCCGCTCATGGTCATGTTGGACAAGCCAGTCGTGGTGCTACCCGTGGTAGAGGCCGTGATATCAGCGTTGGTGCCGATATTGGCTTGCGTGGGAGTGCCAGCGTTCTGGATGATAAACAACTGACTGGGATCGTCGATCACGTCAGCCACGATCTGGCCAGCGGTGATGTTGACGGAACCAGGATAGTAGTTTTTCCAAGTCGGCTTGCCGGTAGTGGGATCAATGTAATTGCATCCATTGAACACGCCTACGGCCACGGTGTGGTTCGTGTTGTTAAATTTGACCAAGTAACCATTGTCAATGGTCACCAGATCACCCTGATAGATCGCCCCGGACTGGTTATCAGCAATCAAGTATCCGTACTGTTTTTGACCACCAGTAGCGGAGAGATTGCCGAGAGGACGCAGACCAAAAGGCTTATTTACGTTTGCCATTTGATGTTTCCTTCAAAAAGTTGATTTCACTGGCCGCGAGAGCCACCGAATGAAACGCGGGACTGGCGTGTAGGCTTCTGAATGGTCATGGTGTTGTGTGCATTCGCTTTCATCAGCTCATTGTCGACAGCCTGCAATTGGTCGTTCGCACGAGAGTTGTAATACGCATTGCGCTCTTGAACCGTTTCCTTGGGAATACGTGCTAGGAGCAGACCTCCCACGCTGATCACACCAGCATGTCGGCCGTCTTCTACTGTTGGAACCTGGTAGTCAGGGTACTCGTCGCCGCGAACCAGCTCATACCCCTCACGGAGTTTTCCAGCCACGTTCGTGCGGTCTTCTACCCCACCTGCTTCGGCCCGAATCCAACGGTGCTCGAATCCCGGAGGCGCGGGAGGCGCGTCCAGACGAGAAGGCGGTGCCCAGGGCTTGCGTCGCGCATCTTTTTCACGCGATTCGGACGCGCGAGCAGTGCGATTAAGAACGGGAATTTTAACGTCAGCCATGTTTTACTCCTTCACGTATTTGGCGTATTCCTCAAGAGGAACACCCAGCTTTTTGGCAATTGCAACTTGACTTGGGGTCAATTTGACAGTGCGGCGTGCATTGTTGATACCCGATGATCGGGATGCAGGTGCCACCGTTTGCACGGATCGGGCGGCCCTGTTAGTTTGCGCCTGATTTCCACCCCCCAATTTATTCGGGAAAGTTTGTTTCAAGCGGTTGTCAAGCTCATCATAATACGCATCGCTGTTGGGGTCAAACCCCTCAACCTGAATCAACTGGCGATGGATGCCCCAAGCGGCATGTGTCATGGCAGTGTCGCGCCCGTACCACGGATTGCGCTCGGCCCAGTCTTCCACCCGAGGATCAACCTCCTGTTGGACCGGAACTTGGGGCTGCATTGCGGCCTGTTGGGCGGCAACCTGCTGTTGGTATGCCCACTCCTGAGCTTGCTGCTCGCGCTGTTGGGTCGCTGCAGCAATCTGGCTTTGCTCCATGGTCATTGCTGCCAGGCGCTGTTGGGCTTCGGTCTCGGTGTCAATGTCGCCCTCTTCGCGCGCCTTGCGAATAATCTGCTTGAGCGCCACAACCTGGGTCTGAACACGGCTGTTGGCCTCGCCCAAGCGCTCCGTGTCTACGTGCATGTACTGCTGCTCAAGCTGGGTAGCTCTTGCCTGCACGTTTCTGGCGTAATCCAGGGCAGCCTGCTCACGCCGCTGGGTCTCGCGCAGGCGAGCCGTTAGCTTGTCAATGCGCTTCTTGACGCCCTCACTGTACTGATCCAGTTCGCTGCCGCCAGAGCTTTGCTGCTCCGGTTTGCTGACGACTTCGGCCGTTCCGTCCTCGGCAACGGCTACCGTAGCCGGACTCTCGTCCTCGCCAATCTTAAATTCCAATTGCTCGTTCATAGAAGCGCTCCTTTACATGTGCAGAATGTCTTCGGGACTGTTCACGACAGCCAAAACCTCATCGTCGTTCAACAGACGAATCTCACCCCCGTCGATTGGGATGCGAGCACCCGCATATCGACCGAAAATGATCCAGTCACCCTTCTTGCACCAAGGGCCGGCAGGGAACTTGCCCTCGTCCGCGTATGCAAGATCGCCCATCTTCAGCACGTAGCCACACACGGTGGCCAACTGCGTCTTACGCTGGGTTTCTTCGGCCAGGACAATGCCTCCCTTGGATTTTTCAGCGCCACGATAGGGCAGGATGGCAATACGCCACCCGGTAGGGGTTGGTATGGTGTCGATGACGGCCTGATCGAGCTTCTCAGGGTCAAACCCAAGCTCGGTGTAGGCGTCTTCCAGCACAGGCCCTTTGGCTGCAGCTTCCTCAGCCCATTTTCTTTCCAACGCAGTGAGTTGGAGGGCTGGAGCTTCAACAGATACAGTAGCGTCAGAACTTTCCATGGGCTTCCTTTTAGTTAATGAGGTCTTCGTCATCCGTGACCTTCTTTAGAAGCTCTTTCACGGAATCTTCTACCATCCTCATACCCTCAAGGCGACCCATCATGAAGCGATAACGCTCCATGTCTGTAATGGTGCCGTTCAAGACAATCTGCTTGGACTGTTCCTGAAGTTTTCTGATCTCTTTCAGAACTGCTTCTGCAAATTCGAGCATGGTAATTCCATGAAATGCAGGTGGATTTGGC